CAAGATCAAGGCTGTACGTCTGGATCATCAGACAGATCACCGTGTGCTTCACAAAGATGTGTGCTGCCAGGCCTGTGATTCTGACGCGAAAAGATGTGTCTGACGGTGATGAGTCAAATCAAAGCGGAGACAACTACAAGAACCTTCTGAGCTGGATTACATTGAGACCCATCAACACCTTTGCAGAAGCTATCACACTCTCATATCTGGGGGTGGTGAGAAACAAGGATGATACCGTCAAGATCCATGGACTACTCAAAATCTTCACCAAGATCATCAAGGAAGAGACTCTGATGGATGATGCTAGAGAGAAGTATATGGGTTACGACAGCATTGTGGAGCCACTCATTGGCAAGAAAGATGGCTCCGTCGAGACCCTTTACAACTCTCATGAATTCGACATGCTCACTGCACTTCATTCTGGTCAACTTACGAAGGATTACATCATTAAGACACAGAACTTTGATGAATTCAGTTGGAATAACTCCATAAAGGATCAGTTTTCAGAGTCAATCTATGAGATGACAGCTGAGAAGTATGCCACCATGAAGGCATCAGCGAGAACCGGACAGCACACAGTTTATAACTCACGTCAGGAAGATGACACATCCATCCGAGCTCTAACTGCCATAAAGGAGTATATTGGTGATCATACAATCGGGGTGCATCCGCTTCTTAACATCCCGGCCATCACTGCTGCACTTGAAGAGAATGGAGGCATTCTTGCAACCATGTTCAGAAAGCCACAGCTACAAGGTGACAGAGAGATCTTCATCTTGACAATGATCTCCCGACTGGCAATAAATTATGTTGAGTTGCTCTGCCGACGTCTGTGCGGATACCTACCACAAGAGCTTCTTACTAAGGGAACACAGAAGTATGGACGAAACTCGGCACACATGAGTGAAGTCATGAGCGAGCTTGATGTGGAAAGCGAAAACCACATGACTGCAACGAATTCTGATGACGCGACCACATGGGCACAAAAGTTTGTCATGCCTTACTTTGGATGTTTCTTGTGTAAGCTACTGCCAACTGACATGCATGAAGGTGTTTGCAGGATCCTGAACCTGGTGGCCGGAAAATCACTCAGGCTGCCCAGTGATCTCATGAAGCTATTCATGTCCAATGTAGAGATCATGTCTGTTGATGCAGGAATGGCGGAGCTCAAGAGGCAGTTTCTGGGAGTCTCAGACAGGAACAATCTCATTGAGCCAAACTCACTTCTGCTGCATAACGTCTCTAACATGATGCAGGGCATTCTTCACTACACCTCCAGCTTATGCCATGTCGGGCACACAATCTTCCTTGACTCTGTGAACTCTGAGCTGTTTGTGACATTGAAAAGAATCAGCAAGCTAGGTGACCAGATAAAGCTTGTTCAGAACTCAGATATCTCATCAGATGACTCAGCTACTACTATCACCATCATACACCCAGACAACATCAGTAATTATCAGAAGGCCTTATGCAAGTACTATCTGATTCTATTCTGCTGCATCAAGTCAGTTTCATACAGTCTGATGTGCGCTCAGCAAAGTTACGAGAAATCAACACCAGTTGTCATTGCGCCCATGAAAGAGTTCAACTCCGTTTGGTTTTTGTACAACACAATGATTTCCCCTCAAGTCAAATTTGTGCTTGCATCATTGCAGGTGTGTCTTGAGGGTTCGTTGGACAGCCGTCAGATTACACAATCAAATCTTCGAAGACAGATGTCTGAAAATGGATCGGGCCAGTTCACGTGTTCTGTGGTTCAGATAGGTCAAAGTGTAATACATTACAGCTGTCTTGGCATGAACACAAACCCCATGTTCTTTAAGTATTTCAGCAGACTCATGGACATGCCCTTACCAAGTCTGGGTTTCTTCTTGGAAGAGCCCGAGTTCCTTTGCGGTGTGCTAGGGTTTGACTTTGCAGAGTACATACAGCTGACAAAATCGGCCGACTCAGACCAGTCAAGACGCCTGCTCACATACTTGCTATCTGACGGGAACTCAACCATCGATGAGTACGGCCGTGTTGGACTTAATTTTAAGATCAAGATGGGTGGCCATAAGAGATATAAGGACTGGGTGGCAGAAAACACAACAGCAGAAGATGAGATGTGGGAGTACGAACCCATCATGAATAACAGAGTGTCCACATACTTTTCTGAGGTACACACCGTTGAGGACGCTAAGTTCCAGATCATGCGTAAGGTCAACACTCCAGGCATAGGCGAGAGGTTTGCCTTCAAAACCGGTTCTATGATTATGGCTGCTTCATCATATTTGGCACATGCGCCCTGTGTGACATTGGTCAAGTCAAAGCTGATTGATGGTCGACGTGAGTCAGAATCAGTTAAAGTGTCACTATATGCAGCTGTCGGAGAGTTGGAGGAGGTGACCAGAGAGCTCGAACCTGCAACAGAGGAGACCATAAAAATTCTGTTTCAAAATTATGAGCTGTATGATGCTGCATACACAGTCTGTGCTGATGCAAAGGGGAAGAACTTCAATGTTTCTCACACAGGATTCAGACCAGAAAGATTCCTCCAGTTTTCTAACAGCAAGAAGGTCCTGCCAGCGTCCCGTGGGATCGTTGAAACGGTCAGGCAAAAATGGACAGGAAGCATTCTGATGACCGACATGGAGTTCGATGAGTCTTGGAGGATCTATTCGAGAACATTCCCTTGGCTCAAGGACACCATTTTGGACACCATTGATGACGAAGGGAAAGAATCTGATGAACTCTGTCCGTTTTCTAAACCAACCACTCTGGTGGCGTTTTTGAAGTCTATAGAGCAGAAAAGGTCTTCGTACAAGATGTTGTGTCCTGTCTATGGAAACAAACCAAACCTAGACATCATGCAAAATTTACTTGAGCAGAACTTCGTGAAGGGCCATCATTACAGAGTGTTCGATTTGGACTCCAAGAAGTACAACCTGAGCAATCTGAACAGAGCTGACTTGTCATACATTCTCTCCAGCAGAATTGTCGGCATGTCCAAGGATCAGATTGACGAACATGTCGATGAACTTCTGAGAGTCAACTCAGACCTGGTGATCTTGTCTGAATATGCACCCACTCACTGCTCACAACACACATTGATCACTGCAGCGCTTGAAGTGAAACCGGGAGTCAACCTCTCTGTCTTCTCAGAGTATCTAGAAAGAAACCTATCTGTGATGTGCAAGCTTTCAGACTTTGTTACTAGTCGCTACTCCAACGTCGCCGCGAGACTAAATGACATCATTCCTCAGATAACAAAGAATGTTTATGGCCGATGGGTGCAAGAGCAGAAAGTTGTTGATGATATGTTCGTCGGATCTGGGATATATCATGGACGAGTGAATGATGTCAATTACATCATTTACGTTAAGCATGATGTGCTACGAAGAATTGAGTGCACAAGTCTTGAGGGTTTCATGCGAAATTACCCTCTCATCAAACCTCTGATCAGAAGTTGGAATCTACGTGGGTCCAGCATCATGCCAGGTGCCAAGGCATTCAACTTCGGTATTGGCTACTCTATAACTGACAGTGAGCCTCACGTAACCAACCTGCTATACAATGCACTAATAGGTAGTCCCAAGTATATCAACGATGATGCAGGTCATGTGTTTTATGTCATGGGTGGATTTATTCGCATGTCGACAAGCGATGACCCGAGCACCAAGAACAGGCATGGATTCACAATCAAATTTCGCCCAGACTCTGGCAATCTTTTCTCAGCATCATACACCGACCCAAGCAAGCTTGAGAGGCCAGAAGATTTGGCCATAACATCCAATATTGTCAGAAAGTCCATGACACCTGTCACTCAGACCACCCTGAGTTATGTGTATTCGCTGATTGGTGTTTCGTGGCTGGATGTTGAGTCTGACGACAAGATGTTTCAGCAATCCTACCAAGAGGTCGTTGCAAAAGAACTAAATGAGTTGAGCACTTGCTGCAAGCTCTGGTTCGCCAAGCAGGTGTGTAGCCCCGACATCATGCTTCAGCATATCTTGAATCTGAAAGCTGTTGCAGAATCCGGAGGCCGCGAGGTTCAGCTGATAAGGACGAACGAAGAGTCAAAGAAGATGGAGCCGATATATGATGAATACACAGAACTAATCCTGCCAGGCCAGAGATTGTCCTTTTCTGAAGAGCAGATTGAGCAATGCAAAAAACAACTGGCCTTTTGGAAGAAGACTCTGGTTGACAGGCTCCGGTTTATGCACATCTCTGTGCCTGAGACAGGCATTGTCAAGGTCGACACATCTATTGAGATCAGCAAACAGGATGATGACCTCTATGATCTCATTGACTTCGATCAAGATGTTGCTCTTGATGATTATGGCCTGTCTAGCGAAATTGTCATTAGTGGAGATGCAGCAGAATTCTACGCTAACGACGCTAGTGATGTTCAGGAGTACGACATGAGCATGAATAAACACATGGCAGTTCAGCAACAGCGTAATGCTATCCTGAATAGTGTGACTGGTGTGAGCTTCCAACTCGATTTCTGGGATGATATAATCGAAGAAGCCAGATCAGCCTCAGTTGACGCTCTCCGGCGCCTTTCTGACATGCTCAATGTGATGACTGCCGAGAATACCAAGGGATCCATGTC